TTATTTACCCCTGCTTGCTTTAACAAACTTGTTGACGTTAAAGTCCTTCTTCATCTTGATAGCCTCGTCTGCGGTATATAACCACCATACTCTCGGGCCCTTAGGGTCAAGCCCCTCGTCAAGTTCTCGCTCGTACTTCATCTGTATAACTGTGTCTGTGTTAATGTATAGGTCACGCTTTAGTTTTACTATCGGCATTATTTCCTACCCCGTCCTAGTCCCCTGCCGCCACGACCTCTGCCAACTCTTGATGGTTTCGGATCACCCTTCTTGCCTACTCTTGGTGTCCCACCACATGAACCTTTTCTTGCTGCCATGATACCCTCCTATTTATCTTCTCTTAAATCTTTAGCTGCTGCCGCACCCGTCTTGAGAGTCTCAGCCCCCTGCTGTAACTGGTCAGCTTTCATCTGTGCCATCTGCGCTTCTGCCCTGCGTGTCCTCTCATCATTAACATCTTTATCGCTTTTGATATATTCCGGGTTGATACGCCTGATATTGGCTATATCTCTGCCAACCTTATCAGAATCTATCAGGTCAAGTACGTCTGGCTTGAACTGCGCTATCCCCGCGATATTAGCTAAGAACGCTTCAACATCTTGGATCTCACTCAATCTCTGTGCTTTAGCTAACGGTGATACATACACAACGTCTAGCTCTTGACCTTGTATTATATCCGGTGCTTCGGGTAATTTACCTAAACGATTCATTATAGCGAATGACCGCAATACCAACACATCTAACATCTCTTGCGTGAATCTACCAACTACCGGGCCCAGTAGCACCATATTCTCAGCTATCCTACGCATCACCTCCGGTACAGTCATAGTATGTTTATCTAGCTGATTGAACGCCTGAAATAACGGGACAAAGAATCCCTTTTCGATGTCTGACTTAATACTTTCAAGGAAATCCATGCCTATATCTACTCGCCCGCTACTCTCGATAGCCTGTAAAGCGTCTGCGTTGGTCTTAGGGCTACGATAGTTCATCGCTCCGGGGTTAAGGTTCAACGGTAACATATATCCCCTAGAGGGTGCTTGTAGCGCAGGGTCTGTTGCCTTCATCGCTCCTCGGATGATTGTTCGCTTTGATGAGCTTGCAAGGAAGATATCAGCTAATACGTCCATAGCAGGACTATATCCCTGTACCTCGTTATTCTCTTTATAGAACCTGCCAACAGCAAACGGGAACTCCTGAAACCCACCCTCACCAATAACATGACATTCACTTGCCTCTATCCATACACTCTCAAACGGCATGTTTTCGCTATCTTCTTTACCTTCTTCCCTCTCAGCCCTAGGTGTCACCCTGAGTACAAAGTCCATCTCAGTTTCTTCTTTACCGTTCTTCATAGCTGTCGCGACAACCTTACCAGCATTATCACCCCATAAATCGTGTGCTTGCTGTGCTGTGTACTTGAACGTAACCCATATCCTCTTTATCCTCTCAGCTGTATCTTCCTCAAGGATAACTGACTCAGGTGCTAGTAATGTGAACGTGATATCGTTTTCCTCGTCCTCTTGGATAAATACCACACCTGTACCAAACGCACCAGCATTAGAGTAGAATTCGTGCATCGTAGTATCAAAATTAGTCGTGTTGAACGTGGTGAACATGATATCTTCTACTTCTTTAAACCATTCTTTTACTGACTTATCGTCCATATATCCTATGTCTCTGGTCTGTAAATTAAACCATTTACTTGAAGGGTTAGTAAGGTTACTATGAAACCCCGCTGCCATTATTCGCAGGGAACGTATCGCGGTCGTATCAAACACCCTGCGAAAGTTATACCGTTCCCCACGCGTTCTTGGTCTAGTGACAAATGCCTTTCTGGGTAAGCAGAACTCTGCTAAGTCTTGCCAGTAGGATCGCCAGTTAGCCAGTTTATCATGTCTTGTATCACGCTCTTTCTTGATTGTCTCAGCTTTCTTATCTGCCATTACAAGCTCCTATGTTTCTCTAGTTCCTTGTTACATTCTTTGATTAACTTTTCTGCATCTTCAATGGTAATATACCACTTACCCGGTTCTATCATAATCCTATGCTCATCTACCCATTTACTCATCACCGTCTCCTTCTCACAATAGCAACCCAACCCGTTAGGCCCATGTCCGTGTAAGGGACAATCTTTAAATGTCTTCTTCATCTGTTATCTCCAACTTAAAGCATAGCGCTATCCATCCCACGATAAACCCTATGAAAAACATCATAGCTCCTTGATGTACTGTGCTTCAATACCCTTGTACCCTAGCCGGGTGTATACCTTATGGTTTTCCCGCACTATCTCTGCTGGCGACCCGAACATAACAATATGCGCGCCTCGGATCTTGGCTTCCCTCTCAAACATCTTCAATAACTTAACACCTACACCGCTCTGCGCTTCTGTGTACCATATAAGTATTTGTGCAAGAATTGTAGACTTATCGAACATAGACGGTATAATCATTCCGCTTATAATCGCGTCTATCTCACTATCGTTGGCCTCGTTATAAAATGATATCCCTTTACTAATAAGTACCACCGCTGTATCCCTTGTAGACTTCTCATGCCAAGTCATGGCGTAGGGTCTGATGTTCTTCTTGAAACTACGCTTCATCAACGGCAATGCTCGGTCAATATCATCAAATATCATTGTGCGTATCATCAGCCCCCAAGAACTGTCTTACCACCAGAAGCTTCTGGCCCTTCACCTGTTAGTATCGTCTGTCCCCGTAACGCTATTGTCTTTCTACGTCTTAGTGTTTCTTTACGGGCTTTTTCTTCAGCTATGCCCGGTGCAGCCGCCGCTTCGTCCCTAATCTGTTTCTGCAATCGCTCTTGGTCTTTAGCCTGCCCTGCCGCACGTTTCTCAGCGTCCCTGCTTTGACTTGAGCTTATACCAGTTAACGCCCCTATCGCCATAGTCGCTATGCCTATTGTGACCGGATCAATACCCATTACCAACCCCCTGTATGCTGTGGTAAGACGCTATGCTTACCGTAGTTACCGTCAAATGCGTCATCTGATGCGTACTCAGGTAACTGGTGAGTTTTCTTCTCGTATACTTTAGAGATATTGCCTATCTCACTTATCGCCATAGCCAGTGCGTCTGAATGATCTGGGCTACCCACGTTGTGCTTGGTTTTCATCTTCTCTTTACTCACTATCCTCTTGACGTTTCGGTTGCTGTACTCAAACCGTATCTCCTCAAGGTCTTTAAGTATCGCTATATCTTTAATGCGGAGCCGGGACAACTGAATCATATCCTTGATAGTATAGTAATCCTTTGTTCGGTTGTTACCGAAATTCTTACCCCAGTCTTCATCGGACTTCGCAGGTAAGTTGTGATACTCCACCACACTATCTTCCTTCTCTTGATTGATCCTATCGCATACTCCGGCTCCGATACCATCACAATCTACTACGCTTATGTCTGGTTTAAACCGCATCTTTAAGTCCAGTACTCGCCCGACAGAATCCATGAGATCGCGTTTAGACCATTTCTCCCTATGGATTTGTTCCCATTGATCCGGCCCTTTCTGTTCCAGTACCACCGCAACGCTGTCATCCTGTCCATACCTCGCAATATCAACACCCATAACCCGATGTCCAAACGATGCCTCGTTGTAATAGAACTCAAACGTCTGCGTATTGTCAAGCTCTTTAGCTGTGAATAAGAAATCATCGGCTTCCTCCAATGGGTTGCCTAGCCAGATGTGCTGATAGTCTCTGTCATCTTTAGCCTTACAAATCTCAGCTTCTTTCCTCAACGCGCCTGAACAGAATGGATTATCGAAATAGTTCAAGTGGATGTGTAGGCAATCTGGGCGATCTGCAAACTCTTTGTACACCGCATCATTACGCAGATAACGGTTCATCATAAAGATTATCTTGGCGTTTTCCTTACGAATGGTGGGGATAATAACATCGAGGGTACGCTTAGTTATGGCCTGTGCCTCGTCTATGATGAGCAGGTCAACCCCTTCGAGGCCCTTAATATTCCATGCTCCCTGCTCCCTGAACCCTTTAAACGTGAATGGTGTACCAGTTACTCTGTGTATTATTTTAGAAGCTTGTACCTCGAAATTAAGATCGTAGTCGTTTATAACGTCCCTTGCAAGTGTATAGATGGATTCTTCTATGCTATTCTGTGTTTCCCTTCCTCCACAGATACGCAGTTCAAGCTGCTCCGCTAAATATAACGCAAACCTTACGACACCCTGACTTTTACCGCCCCCTCGTCCTCCCTCAAGCATGAAATATCTAAACTCGTTAAAACGCTCTATCATCGGCATCAGTTTATCCGGGAGATTGCAGAACGCTGGAAGATTAATCACCGACATTGAACTCCATTGGTTTGCCGTCTTTGGTTATCGTTGGCATGATTACAGTAGCCTTTAGTGTGGAATCTATCTCTTGCTTGTCTGCCCATCTACCCTTGCCCCTATTGATGAGCCATAACCTTATCGCTGCTGTGTCAGGAGGATATTGCTTTGTTGTTTCTGCTCTTAGTATCTCTCCGTTGTGATTAAATATCTTTTCTTCTGGGTGAGTGTACCCCAACGCCCTGTGGTAAAGGCTTTTAGCGACTTCAGCATCAGCTTTTAACTTTCCCTCCCTAATGGACTCCATAAATTCAGAGTGTTTTTCTTTCCAGAGATTTAATGTGCTTACGTTTATCTCGAAGAAATCAGCCATCTCATCGTCTATTGCACCGAGTAGGCAAAGCTTGTATGCCGCTTCATTGTGGTAATCTGGAATATATATAGTTGGTCTACCGACTGGATTCTTTTGTGCAGGTGTAGTTTTACCCATACATCTAATTTAGCATATTATAATAGAGTGTCAAATCTTTTTTTGTTTTTTCTTTCCGATGTTATTAGCAACATCAAATATACAGTACGCGACAATAGCAAGCACCGCGAAGAACATCATTATCCAGAATGTTATACAGCGTGCTATCATACCGATAATCTTTTTCATGCTATCACCTCCTTAAAGTGGAAACAACTTCTCCGCATCACCAAAACTAATCATGTTGCCGTATAGTCCTCCTGACAAATCTCGTAAAATATAATCTCTCATTCTGAACCTTAAATTGCGATCCTTAACGCTCCTCTTTATCCAATTCCATTGATTTTGATATGCTTCTAATTCTTGCTCAAGCCGAAATTGTGGATTCTTTATATATTTCTTCCACCACTTTTTGGGGTTCTTCTGCTGTATAGCATGAGTTTCCTCGTGCACAAATAAATCTGGTGGTAGCACATCTTTGCAGTAACAGGTGTCACCATAAGTGAATACTGTTCCCTTGTGGAAGTCTGCTTTTGGAAAATACTTCCTTACCACATCATAATTAGGTGGCACTTTATGTTCTATCTT